ATGAAACTTGCGTATTGCTTAAATGTATATTCAAACGAAGCTGCATTAAGAAACAACATAGAGATTATTAACCATCACTTTAATGATCCTCCGATCTTTGTTGCTTCTAATGGTATTTTCCCTTCTGTTTATCCTCCCAATGTAAGGTTCAGGAGATGGGGAGAAAACCAAGGATGGCAACTTGGTGCTCTTAATTCTTCTCTACAAGCTATTAAGTTTGCGGCTGAATCTCTAGAAAACCCAGAAGAATACAACGTAATCTTTTGTCATGATGATGTTTATCCTCACAACACACAAAAGATAAACTCCCTTCTTGAAGAATTGTCTGATTATGATTTAATCGTGAGAAGACACGTTGGTAGATGGACAAACGGAGATAGAACTAGACCTTATTACATGTTAGAAGACATCATGCTTTCTGGTAGGGTGCTAAATAAGTTTAGAACGGTTCCTGTTGTTCGCTGGTTAGATTACTCAGCAGAAGAAACTTTTGGCAATATCCTATTCGAGATGGGATTAAAAACAAAAGAAATCTTATTTGAAACAGGGTCTATTGCTTGCGCTGAAAATGAAATGGGTTTTTACCATGAAAATTATAAAGGATAGCTATGAAGTTGTTTCATGAAGAGATTGTAAAGTTTTATGAGAAGTTGAAAAATGGTGAAAACTTTTCCATAGCAAGATATGGTGACGGCGAAATGATCGCTATGCGCGGCGAAACCATATCTTCTGGTTATGGCGAATGGAACACAAATGGAACTGATCCGCGCTATTCAATCGCTAGAGATTATCTAGCCACTTCGTTTAAATTTAAAGACCCAGGATATTACGTTGGAATTGTTTGTCCTTGTTGCCAAGGAATGGACAACTTTAACAAGATGAAGTCGGAATCTGGACAAGAAGATTCTCAGCTAACATACGCAAACATATTTGTGAACTCAAACTATGGGTTCTTTGTACAAAATTTCATTCCTTTTTTCAGAGGGAAAAGAGTTATCCTTGTAGCTAATAAAAACTCTAAGGTTCAGAACCTACCATTTGGTGGGGAATTTATTGGAGTTGAATATGATGCTTGGGTGAAAAATATTGACCTAGTGGAGCAGCTAGAAAAAGCCAACATACAAAATACTTTATTCCTTTTTGCTTGCGGTCCACTAGGCAAGATCTTAGCTCAGAGGTTATGGGCAAATAACAAAAACAACACTTATCTGGACATCGGATCTACATTACATCCGTGGTTGGAATCCGATATAAATATTCGTGGTTACTACACAAACGATCCTTTCTGGAAATCAAAAGTTTGTAATTGGGGTTGATATGAATGATATTACTGTTGTATTGAATGGTTATCGTAGACCACACAATCTTAAAAAACAAGTAGAAGCAGTTCAGGGACAGACAGTTAAACCTGTTGATATTTTCTACTGGCAAAACTCAATGCCAGGAGTAGAGTATGACATAGAAACTGCTCAGAAGAATTGTGTCTCTGCTTTTTCTTCTGTTAACTTTGGAGTGTGGGCTAGATTTGCTTATGCCTTAAACGCTAGAACAAACTGGGTGTGTGTTTTTGACGACGACACTATTCCTGGTTCTAAGTGGTTTGAGAATTGTCTAGAAACATATAAAACAAATCCAGGTTTATTAGGAACAATTGGTGTAATCTTTAACCACGCAGACTACGGTGCTGAACGTAGAGTTGGTTGGGATGGTCCCAACGATAAGGTAGAACAAGTAGATATTGTTGGACACTCATGGTTCTTTCATAGAGACATGTTGTCTGTTCTTTGGAGAGAACTGCCTCCGATTGATCACACATTTAATGTAGGGGAAGATATTCACTTTTCCCATATGATCCAGAAGTATACTCCTTATGCCACATGGGTTCCTCCTCATCCTGTTTCAGATAAAGAAATGTGGGGTTCTTTAAAGGGCTGGGAATTAGGTGGAGATTCGGTGGCTACAGCGGGAAATGGTGGTATTCCTAACATGGCTAAGTATCTACGCAGAGCATATGACAATGGGTTTAAGTTTGTTCTAGGTGATAAGGTGCAAAAATTCTAATGAAAAGAGTATTGTTTTTTACACAAGATCGTTGGGCGTTTGCAACAATACATCATGCCTTAGAAAAAGAATTATACAAATACGGCATCTATTCTAATCTAATGAACTGGAGGTTAGAAATAACTCCAGAAGAATGGGGATTATTAAACGACTCGTATGATCTTTTTGTAACTAATCCTGAAGCAGTTCTTCCATTGGGCAGTTGTGGTATTCCTTTAAATAAAATAGCAACAGTAGCTCATGGACAATGGGACATGCTGTTGGCTCAAAAAGAATGTAACAACATAGATTTCTACCATCACTTATATAAGTTTGGTGTTGTTTCTGATGTATTAAAAAGAAAGTCTGCCGAATACAATATCTCTTCCAGGATTCCTGATGTAGTTCCGTTTGGTATTCATTTTGATGTGTTCTATCGTAAGCCTTCGGATAGATTACAAAAGATTGGATACGGTGGTGCAAGAGCTACTCAAAATTTCTTTGGTATGGAGATTAAAAGAGCGCATCTAGTCTCGGGTGTTGTAGAAAAAACTCCTTTAGAATTAGTTAATCATAACTTCTATAATTGGATGTGTATGCCATCTTATTATGCTAAGTTAGATGCATTGGCTGTTTCTTCAACAGAAGAATCTGCTGGTCTTCCTGCAATGGAAGCAGCTGCCGCTGGTCGATTAGTTCTTTCAACTCCTGTTGGTTATTTTGAAGAACATGGACCCAAGGGCGGTGGAGTTGTTCTACCATTGGCAGACGAAGAATACTGTACTTCTTTGTTCTCTAACCTAGCTCATTATTACAACTACCCAGAAGAATATCAGAAAAAGTGCAAAGAGATCCAAGAATATGCTAGAGAAAATTATGACTGGTCTAAATACATCGAAGGATGGGTTAATTTCTTATCATGATTTCAATAGCATTTATCTTTGGAACAAGACCAGAGATCATTAAGTTAGCTCCACTTATTAACGAAACGTATTCTAGAAATACGTTTAGAGAAAGAGCCTACGATCCGATCTTAATCAACACAGGACAACATAAAGAATTGTTGTATCCTATGTTAGATTTATTTGGTTTAAAGTGTCATTACAACCTAGAGATCATGGAAGAAAACCAGACCCTGACTGGAACAATGGCAAAGGCAGTGGCTTCTATTTCTAAGGTTCTTTCTTTTCATAAACCAGATTATGTAGTTGTTCAAGGAGACACAACAACAACCTTTGCTGGTGCTTTAGCTGCTTTTTATAACGGGATAAAGGTTATTCATATTGAAGCAGGGATGAGAACCCATGACCTTAATTCTCCTTTTCCAGAAGAAGCTCATCGTCAGATGGTTTCTAAAATAGCTCATCTACATTTTTGTGCCACAGAATCTAACTCCAAAGAATTGATTAATGAAGGCATCTCTTCTTCAAAGATTCATGTCGTTGGTAATACAGGATTAGATTCTATTGAGCAAATTGTAATGAAACATTTAAAGGATAAACCAACATCAAATCGCAAGAAAATCCTGCTAACTTTACACCGTAGAGAATCTTTTGGAGAACCGATTAAAAAGATCTTAGAAGCGGTTAATTATCTAGCGGATTATGGTGGGATAGAAATATTGTTTCCAGTTCACCCCAATCCAAATGTCATAGAAGCCGTAAACAAATTTCTCAGAAAGAACGAATCTGTTAAAATTGTCAACCCTCTAGATTATCTTTCTTTTACTCAGGCTATGTGGGACTCAGATGTTATCTTATCAGACTCTGGCGGTGTACAAGAAGAAGCTCCGTTCTTAGGTAGACCAGTAGTTGTTTTAAGAGAAAAAACAGAAAGAACAGAAACATTAGGTAAGACTTCTTTCTTGGTTGGATCTGATACTTCTAAGATTATCAGTGCTACCATGAATATATTAAATCGCGAAGAGAAGTTTGACAGGGACTTTTCTTATGGCGATGGATATACTTCTCAGCGCATTTTAGACATTATTGAAAATCATAAATAGTTCTATATGTCTAATCAATTTGCAGATATTACTACAGGAGCTACTAGTGCAATAGACCTATTGGTTGCTGTAAACCTGCACAATAACAATATTATTAATCTTTCAGACCCTGTAAATAATCAGGATGCTGCTACAAAATATTATGTTGACACTCATGGAGGTATTGGTGGTGGATTTATAGGCGCAACTGGATTTATAGGCGCAACTGGTGCTAAAGGAGATCCTGGAGATCCTGGTGGTCCAATTGGTGCTACTGGATTCACTGGTGCAACAGGTGCTAAAGGAGATCCTGGAGATCCTGGAGATCCTGGTGGTCCAATTGGTGCTACTGGATTCACTGGTGCAACAGGTGCTAAAGGAGATCCTGGAGATCCTGGTGGTCCAATTGGTGCAACAGGATTCGCTGGTGGCACAGGGTTTACAGGTGGAACTGGATTTACAGGAGCAACAGGATTTATTGGATCTACTGGTTTCATCGGAGCAACTGGTTTTATAGGTGCTACTGGTGTCAAAGGAGACCCTGGCAATCCTGGTGGTCCGATTGGTGCGACAGGATTTACTGGTGCTACTGGTGCTGGTGCTTCTTCAACCTTTTCTGTCCAATCATCTTCATTTACAGCAACTTCTAATAGTTCTTATTGGATAACAGGAAACAACGTGACAGTAACACTACCTGCTTCTCCTTCAGACAACGACTTTGTCAGAATTGTAAACGCTTCTTCTGTTACTGGTTGTACAGTTGGTAGGAACGGGAAGAAGATTATGGGTTTGTCGGAAGACTTAACTATAGACCCTACCTATTTTAGTATTACGTTAGTATATTACGCATCATCAACAGATTGGATATTAACCTAATGAGCGACGAAAAGCTAACTCAAGTTTTTGATCTAACTCCTGTTGAAAAGGTAGAAGTTGTAAAGACACCTATTCCTGATAACAAAGAAGCAGATATAGAAACAGCTAGACAAGTACACCATGAATTGTTAGATACATCAAAGGATGCTTTGCAGAACCTATTAGACTTTGCCAAGGCATCTGAATCACCACGCGCATATGAAATAGTTTCTGATCTGATCCGCACTACATCTGATGTTGCTAAAACTTTAGTAGATATTAATACAAAATATAAAAAAACAGAGGAACCTATAAACCAGACTAACATACAACAAAATATTGTTTTCAACGGATCAACGGCGGAACTGCAAAAAATGATTAAAGATATTAACAAGAAGGATTAGGGTTTTTCGTGTATTTCTTAGACGTTCCTTTATTCCAAGGGACTCTTCCTTTTAGTTTTTGTCTTTGTTCTTCTGTCCATTTTTTACCAATATTCTTTGCTCCCATTTTTCTTTTTGTTTCATCAGAAAAGGTGCCTTTCCTTCTTTTATTTGCTTCTCCAATTTTTCTTTTATGTTCTTCAGAAAATTTCCTGCCTTTCATTACACGAGACATATTATCTCTGTATTCTTGAGTCATATTAAAGAAGAAGAATTTACCATTCGCATATGACATATTGATAAACAACGAATTGTTGACCACCTTTAATTTTTCATGAAAATATAACTCTTTATCAAAGGCTTCTTTCCTTGTTGGATGTGTCGTGATAATTTTGGTTTTAAATAGATGAGGGTTGTCAAGGAGTTCTTTTTTCCATGTTATACTGTATTTTTTCGACTTCACTGATCCGCGATATCCTCTATTAACTTTCTCGACAGTAGAAGACCCGATGTAAAATGGTGGGAGTTTATTACCAGAATAAACTGTAAGATAGGTGCAATAAATACATTTAGACATTTGCTAAATACTCCTTAGTAAGTGTTTAGAGGGTGGTTGTACGCTAATACTTCCATCCTCGATTATTATTTATTTATAAAAAATGAGTTTTCTAACAAATAACAAAAATTTCTATCTTAATCCTCTCATAAAGAAGATTAATCTTGAAGAGAACTATTCGGAAGAAGAAGTAAAAGAATACCTTAAGTGTTCTCAAGATCCAGTCTATTTCATTGAAAAATATGTAAAGATCAATTCTTTAGACGAAGGGTTTATACCTTTTAAACTCAGAGGATATCAGAGAAATTTAATAGAAGCGTTTCATAAAGAGCGGCGCGTCATATTACTTTCTCCTCGACAATCAGGGAAAACAATAACTTCCGCTGCATATGTTCTTTGGTATGTGTTCTTCAACCCAGACAAGACTGTGGCGATATTAGCTAATAAGGCACCAATAGCAAGGGAAATCCTAGCTAGGATTGTTGCTGCTTACGAGACTATTCCTTTTTTCTTACAGCCTGGAGCTAAAGTATTAAATAAGGGTTCTATAGAACTAGGTAATAATTCTCGTATTATTGCTTCCGCCACTTCATCAACAGCCATTCGTGGTTTTTCTGTGAATTTTTTATATCTTGACGAATTTTCATTCGTTGAAAATGCTGAAGAATTTTTTAAATCCACGTTTCCTACTATTTCTTCAGGTAAGGAAACAAAGATTGTTATCTCTTCAACACCGAATGGATTAAACCTTTTCTATAAGCTATTCACTGACGCACAAAATAAAAAGAACGAATTCTATCCATTCCAGATTGAATGGCATCAAGTCCCAGGAAGAGACGAGAAATGGAAAAAAGAACAAGAAGAAATACTTGGTGAACACGGTTTCCGTCAGGAATACGGAAACGAATTCCTAGGTTCTTCCAATACACTTATTTCTGCTACTGCTCTTAGGGAATTGGTCGCTCCCCCTGCGTTTAAACCAGACTCTAAATCCGTACAGGTCCATCCTCCTTCTTCGGATAAATCTTATGTTTGTACTGTAGACGTTGCTGGCGGCAACCTCGGAGACTATTCAACAATAACTGTTGTAGATATTACGGATAATAAATACAAAGTAGCATACACCTGGAAATGTAACCAGACTAGACCATATGATCTTCCAGCAATAATTGTTGAGATTTGTAATAAGTATAACAAGGCTTATCTGGTGATTGAAAGAAACGCCATGGGTTCTGGGGTTGTTGACCTTTGTTGGAATGAGTATGAATATGACAACATCGCTTCAACAGTTGTAGATGGAAAACAACAGATTATTTCTTCTGGATTTTCTAGGTCTTCTAACTTAGGCGTTGAAATGACTAAGGCAGTAAAAAGGGTTGGTTGTACAGTTTTAAAAGGATTAATCGAAGAAAAGAAGCTACTAGATTTAACAGAAGAACAGATATTTGAGCTTTCTAATTTTATAGCTAAAAATGGATCGTTTACCGCTTCTTCAGGGAACAATGACGATCTAACAATGAACTTGGTTATGTTCGGTTGGCTCACAACCCAGATGTACTTCAAGGAGTTAATCGGGATTTCTGGGGGGTCTTTTTTCCAAGAAGAGGCTCCACCGTCATTTGTAGGGATAAATGGACCCGATGAAATTTCTGAAGATGTGAAGTGGTTGCTTTCTTGAAAATGGTAGTTTTATAAATAATAAAGAATATAAACCTTTACTATTCATTTAAGGAGAAAAAACATGGCATTTCAATTAAGCCCTGGGGTAAACGTAAGTGAGGTTGACCTAACTACGGTTGTTCCCGCAGTAGCCACTTCAGTTGGCGCAATCGCTGGACCCTTTCAATGGGGACCAGTAAAGGAAATTAAGACAATCGCCAACGAAGTAGAACTAGTTCAGATGTTTGGCAAGCCAGACAACGACACAGCGAACAACTTCTTTTCAGCTGCTAACTTTCTATCGTATAGCGGAAATTTAAAGGCAGTCAGAGTTGTTGGTTCTAGTGCTCTAAACGCAACAACAAACGGCGCAACTGGAGTAGGTGTACTAGTAGAAAACCAAACAGATTATAACCAAAATCATGCTTCTGGAATTGTTGGAACTACTTGGGTTGCTAAGTACCCTGGTGCTCTTGGTAATTCTTTGAAGGTTTCAATGGCTGATTCTGCCACTTATAGTGCTTGGACATATAAGTCAGAATTTCAGGCTGCTCCTGGAACATCCACTTATGCTGAAAATAATATCGGCAACCCATATGCTATCGACGAACTACATATTGTTGTAGTAGACGAAGACGGCAAATTCAGTGGAACACAAGGAACAATTCTAGAAAAGTATGCGTTTGTTTCAAAGGCTTCCGACGCAAAAACAGAAACTGGCGAATCAAACTACTACAAAGATGTAATTAATACTAAGTCACAATATATCTGGTGGGGAAATCATACCACTACAGTAACTGGGACAGGTTCTACTTGGGGTTCTACAATTCCTGGAGCTACAGGATTTAAATATGCCTCAGGACAAATCGCGGAATCATTGTATGCTGGCGCAGACGCTAACTCGCCAACATCAGGTAATATCGAAGAAGGCTACGATCTATTCTTATCAGAATCAGTAGACACAAACCTGATTATCACTGGTGATGCTGGTGGTGCTTCTTCAGCTGCTACAGTCGTTGGATATGTTATCGACAATATTGCTGAAGTTAAGAAAGATTGTATTGTATTCTATTCTCCTCTTAAAGCAGACGTTGTAGATAACGTTGGTTCAGAGGCAGCTGACTTGGTTACATACGCAGGAACAACAGTTAATGCTAATTCTTCTTATGCTGTAATGGACGGCAACTGGAAGTATCAGTATGACAAGTATAACGACGTTTATCGTTGGATTCCTTGTAACGGTGACGTTGCTGGACTTTGCGCCAGAACAGACCAAACAAACGATCCTTGGTTCTCACCAGCTGGTTACAATCGTGGTGTAATCAAGAACGTTGTCAAGTTAGCTTGGAACCCATCTAAGGCTGAAAGAGATACAATTTATAATGCTGGTGTTAACCCAATTGTCTCCCAGCCTGGAGTTGGAACAGTTCTTTTCGGAGACAAGACCTCACTAGCAAAGCCTTCCGCTTTTGATAGAATTAATGTACGCAGACTATTCATTGTTCTAGAAAAGGCAATTGCTACTGCGGCTAAGTTCTCTCTATTCGAACTAAATGACGAATTTACTCGTGCTCAATTCGTGGGATTAGTTGAACCTTATCTACGCGATGTAAAGGGCAGACGCGGTGTCTATGACTTTAAGGTTGTTTGCGACGAAACAAACAATACTCCACAAGTCATCGATTCCAACTCGTTTGTTGGTGACATCTATATCAAGCCAGCACGCTCTATCAACTACATCCAGCTAAACTTCGTTGCTGTTAGAACAGGCGTTGAGTTTAGCGAAATCGTTGGTAAGTTCTAAGGAACGGGGGAGTGTTAAACTCCCCCAATACCTTTATAAATATTAAAGGATAAGAGGATATTAAGATGCCATTTAATTTACAAAACTTCAAATCAGCACTAGTTGGGGAAGGCGCAAGAGGTACACTCTTTGAAGCACAGCTTATATTTCCGCCCTTTGCTGGTGGTGTTGACCGTAATTTCACATTTACTTGCCGCGCTGCCCAGTTACCAGGAAAGACATTTGGTGTTATTGAAGTCCCATATTTTGGTCGTAAAGTAAAGATTGCTGGAGATCAGACATTTGCTGAATGGACAGTTACTGTTATTAACGACGAATCATTTGTAACAAGAAACGCTTTTGAGACTTGGATGAGCGGAATTAATCAACACGCGGGTAACGTCAGAACAAACCCAGATTATACAGCAAATGCTTATGTTACACAATTTGCTAAGACTGGGGAACCAATCAAAGAATATAAGTTTGTTGGTTTATTCCCATCTGATCTGGCTCCAATCGACGTAGCATGGGACCAAAACGACACCCTTGAAGAATACACAGTAACTCTACAATATCAGTGGTGGGAATCGATCACAACAGACGCAGCTTAATCTGATAGGATAAACCATGGCATTTGACTTTTTTGGTTTCAGTATAGTTAAGAAAGAAGTTCCTGTAGAAGAAAAACCTTCTATTAATAATGTCGTGCCGCCAGTTGATACAGAGGGTTCTATTATATCCTCTGGTGGGTACTTTGGTACCCACTACAATCTTGAATTTTCTTCGACTAACGAAAACCTACTCATCAATAAATATCGCGAAATATCATTACAGCCAGAAGTAGAATCCGCTGTAGATGAAATCGTCAACGAAGCTATTGCTGCTATTGACGACGAATCTCCTGTTGATGTTAACCTTGATCAAGTAAAGTATTCAGACGAGATCAAGGACATGATTAGAGAAGAATTTGAAAACGTTCTTTCTTTACTTAACTTCAGAGGAAACGCTTATGAAATCTTTAAGCGTTGGTATGTAGACGGTAGAATTCAATATTATATTGCTATTGATACGGAACACCCTGAAAAGGGCATTCAAGAGCTTTCTTATATGGACCCAAGAAAGCTCAAGAAGATTAAAGAAGTTATCCGTAAAAAGAACAGAAGAGGCGTTGAGATCATTGACAATGTAAACGAGTTTTATATCTATAATGATCAACAACAGCTTAAGATTCCTAATGATTCTATCTCTTCTGTTACTTCAGGTTTAGTTGACGATAAGAATAACATTGTTGTTCTTTCTTATTTGCATAAAGCAATTAAGCCTCTAAACCAGCTTAGAATGCTAGAAGATTCAACTGTTATCTATAGACTATCTAGAGCACCTGAAAGAAGAATTTTCTACGTTGACGTTGGCAATCTACCAAAGGTAAAAGCGGAACAGTATCTAAATGAAATCATGGGTAAGTATCGTAACAAGATTGTATACGATGCTGAAACAGGCGAAGTAAGAGACGATAAGAAAACTCTTTCAATGCAGGATGACTTCTGGATTCCTCGTCGTGAAGGTGGTAAGGGAACTGAAATCACAACCCTTCCATCAGGTCAAAACCTTGGTGAACTAGATGATATCAAATACTTCCAGCGCAAGTTGTATAGATGTTTAAACGTACCTGTTGGAAGATTAGAAGATAACTCTACTTTTAACTCAGGCAGAGCAACCGAAATTAATCGAGAAGAAGTAAAGTTCTTTAAGTTTGTACAAAGACTTAGAAATAGATTTTCAGTTCTTTTCCATGATCTATTAAGAAAGCAGCTTATCTTAAAGAGAATTGTTACACCAGAAGACTGGGACTCAGAATTAGACACTAAGATCTTTTATGACTTTAAACAAGACTCACACTTCTTGGAGTATTCTGAAGCTGAAATCATGACAAAGAGAATTGAACTTGCTCAGGCAGCAACCCAGCTTGGTGAAGAATTCTTCTCTAATGATTACATTAAAAAGAATATCTTAAAGATGTCTGAAGTTGATATGGATCAGGTTGAATCTGATAAAGATTTAGAAGCGGCAGAAGAAGAACCTGAAGGTGAAGCGGCACCTGATGAAACTACTCCTGAAGAAGAACCAAGTCCTGAAGAACAAGCCTAAATAATTTGTTGAGGAATATATGAAGAATAAAGAGGAAGCACTAAAAGGTATTATTAACAGCATAAGGGATAGCAAACCTGCTAACATTGGTCCTCTGGTTGATAAGGTGATGGCTGAAAAAGTCAAAGAAATTATTGTAAAAAAGCAAAGGGAAATTTCAAAAGAGCTTTAAGGAAGATTACATGGCTACCATACAACCAATCAAAGAAGATCAGAATAGATCGGTGCTATTAGTCACTGGAACAGGATCAGAATCAGGTACTGTTGTTGTTAATGGTGCAGCACTGGCGGGTGCAATTCAAGGCGCAACAGGTCCTCTTGGTTTCTATGATTATCAAGTAGAATCAATTAACTGGTCATTCCCATACAACAAACCTGGTTATCTTTCTTGGGACGGTGCAACTGGATTTTTTGTAATGAACGGCACTGGTCAAGCAAGAATTAAAAGAGACTTTTCATCTACATTTTTCAACTATGTTCAAAGTCCTTATTATGGCGCAACAGGTGTAACAGGACACGTAGCTACTTATTATAACAGCACAGGTGCTACTTGGACTGGTGCCACTGGGTTTGCAACTACACACGGTAACGTTGTTCTTAACTATGCTGGTACTGATGGTTATTCATTTATTATCACAGTACTAAAGAACACTGACACCTATAAGAGATACTTCTCTGTAGAACCAGTATTAAGTCTGTAAGAGGAATAAATGAAACTCTTAAAAGAAGTAACAGAACAAGTACAAGTTAAAGTCCTCACTGAAGGAACTGAATCGGCGAAAAAGTATTTCATCGAGGGTATTTTTATTCAAGGCGATATCTCAAATCGCAACAACAGAAAATACCCCATGGATACTCTTAAGGAAGAGATCGCTAGATACACAAAAGAACACATCAATTTAAACAGAGCCTATGGTGAATTGGGACACCCTGATACACCAACCATTCAGCTAGATCGTGTTTCTCATATGATTCGTTCCTTAAAGCAAGAAGGCAAGAACTTTATCGGCAAGGCTGAAATTCTTTCAACACCAAACGGAAACATTGTAAAGGCTCTTATTGATGCAGGTGCTACATTAGGTGTTTCATCAAGAGGTGTTGGTTCACTTAAAACAGAAGGCGCAACTAACATTGTTCAACCAGACTTCAGACTAATGACTGCTGCTGACATTGTTGCTGATCCTTCTGCACCAGACGCATTTGTTTCAGCAGTTATGGAAGAAAAAGAATGGGTCTGGAACAACGGAGTTCTAGTAGAAAAAGAAGTATCTGAGTATAAAGGTAAGATCAAGAAGGCATCCAAGAAAAGTCTTGCAGAAGAGAAGTTCAGAATCTTCGAGGATTTTCTTTCGAAACTTTAATTTATATAAATAATAATTAACGA